TGCGCGCAGTACCCGCCGTGCTCCAGCTTGTTCGCCGAAACGCAAAGCTGATGAGCTAGCTCCCAGAGGATGTACTGCATCCAGTACCGCTCAAGGTCGAGGGTCTTCGTCCCGCTGGTCACGTCAGCGAATAGCTGGACGGCCTGGAATCGGATTGTCCCTGCCTCCTCCGGGATGGGCCATAGGATGACCTGCACCGGGCTCGCCGTGCGGTCCACCCAGAACATCGTCGGTCTACCCTCGGACGATTTGGTACCCAGGCGCTGCCACGCCTCGCGGTCCTTCTGCAGGACCGGAGTCTCCGACGTGGCGGCATCGATGTCCTCGCCTGCCGCGATGTAGGCCCCGTCCTCCACCACATCCCAGACGTTGTCCGGCATGTCGTAGATCGAATCCCCAGCCGTCAGGGACACGTTCACCATGTCCACCTCACGAGTGAAGACACCCTCTGTCTGGAGCTCATCCAGGATGCTCTGCAGGAAGTCCTTCGCGAGCGAGTCCCGAGGCGTCCAGGTAGGACCCGAGGTTCCCTGTTCCGGCGCAAGCAACCCTGCGAGATTGTAGGCCCGGAGAATGATCCGGGTCACATTCATCTCGCGGGTGAAGCTAGTGGCCACTGTCATTTAGAAGCCCCTCACGCCATCTGGGAATACAATCACCGGAGGTGGCTCTGCCGCGTAGGTGTCGTAATTCCCGTCGTCCTGGTCGTTCTGAACATAGAGAGGCTCCTGGGCCCCTTGAGCGTTCTCCTCCGAGATGGTGACCACATCCCCGCCGTAGTCCTTCTCGCAAGCCAGAAGCCCCGCCTGGTCCCTCCGGAGCTGGGAACGGTAGTAGCGCGTCCCGCAGTAGTCACAGAGGCACGCGATATCCCCTTGGGGAAGGTCGTCTGGATAGTGTCTGCCGGTGGTTCTCATTGGGATCCTCCCGAGCAGAGCGCCCCGCCCGGGGCTGTGGCTACTTGGATTTTTCGACGGTGAAGAAAATGAAGTGGTAGTACCCACCATCCACAGAGAAGCCGTGAAGATGAAGACCCTTGTCGGCTTGAGCGACGAGGTACTTGACCATCCCGCCGGCTTCCGCCAGCTCCCGCTCGCCCATCTTGGCGTAGGCGACCTGACTATCGGAGTGTTTGGCTGTCATCACTTCCCCGACACGATCAGGTCCCCGCCGCAGGAGAAAGGGTTGAGTTCTTCTTGACTTGATCCACGCAGAAGCAGCGAGAAGTCATCACCACGGTGGACGTACCGAATATTATCCCCTGAGCCGTGACGGTGCCATCGTTCTTGGTGCCCGAGTCGATGTTCACCAATAACCCGTCCGATGCGAAGTCCGCCAGGTTGATGGTGCAGGTCGAGGCCGCGACCGTGTTGTACAGCCGGAGGTTCGCGAACAGCATCTCCGTTGCCGCATTGCCGATGGAGATGAGACCCGTCGTCGCATGCCCTGGGGCCACGATATCCGTGTCGAGGATGCGGAATCCCGTCTGGGCCGTTCCCGCCGTGGAGATGACCTGGGTCACCGCCGTAGCCGTCTTCCCGCGGAAGCGGCAGTTCGAGATGGTGCATCGATCCGCGCCCGTGCCAAGCTCGATGCCAAGGGCCGCGTAGTTCGATGCCCCGGACGCCGTCTCGAACTCGCAAGAATCGAACGTCACATCCGCCGCCGTCACGGCGATGGCCTTGACCACCACCGCGCCCTCCAGCCGGAGCCGGAGGTTCTGAAAGAGGACATCCGCCACCGCAATGGCCCACTGGCTCGTGGTCGCACCCCACCGGAAGACCGGCTTGTTGCCGCCTTGGCCGAGGCCGATGATTTTCGTGCCCGCGACGAGGTTCGCGAGGTCACCGGTCGTGACCGACTCGGAGTGTCCCGGAAGAATGAAAACCGTGTCGTTCTGACCTGAGCGACACTCGGAGAGCGCCGCGGCAAGAGTCGGGAGTAGCCTCTCGGCGATTGCTTGGGTGTCACCGGACTGGACCCCGGTAGACCGTACGTAGATCGCACGGGTCCCGACCGGCAGAATCATGCCGAAGTCGGTCCGGATACCAGCGCCGAGCTGGTAGTACGGGACGCCTGCTGTAGTGGGGAAGGCCATGGCTCTCTTTCAGGCGTTCACGCCGTAGAAGCCGCGGGGGTCCGACCATCCGCGAGCCCAGCGGGCCGAGATGGCGTAAATGTAGGTCTGTTGGTTGTTCTCCACCCAGTCGTCGCTCGAGGGCTTGCGGCGCCAGAGGAAGTTCAGCCCGTTCTCCGCATCCGTGATGATGCCCCAGTTCGTGGTCGTGTTCGACCAGTAGGGGTTCGCCACCACGTCATCGATGGAGAGCGTCTGGTTCACCACGTTGATGGCGTTGAACTCGCCAGCCTCGGGAGCCTTCGTCGACTTCGTGAGGACCTCCCAGACGGCCCACTGGTCCACTGGGCACACGATCTCCTTCGGCATCACCCCTTCGGTGATTCCGTCGTGTCCCGGGAACTTCTTGAGCTGGCTGGTGGCCACGATCATTGCAGCCCGAGAGGGGCTCATAGGGGTGGCCATGATGTTCGAGAACGTCCCGCCATTCGGCAGGGTATGGCTCGAGCTACCAAGGCTGACGCCATCTCCTCCGACATAGGAGGAGTTGAACGCTCGGACCAGGATGTTCGTGGCGTCGATGTCGCAGGTCTTGTGCATCGAGCGCTTCAACCGGCGCGCAAGCTTCAGGGCCTGGTCGTACTTCGTGTCCTCCATCGCCTCCCGAGTGACGATGAGCTTCTGCGCGAAGGTGCGGGAGTTGTACCGAGTAAGCACGCCCTCCCTAACCGTTCCCACCGAGATGGCCATGCCCTCCGTCTTTTCGGAAGCAAGTCCGGGACCCCCCATCTCGAGGTCATCGACGTAGTTGTCCTCCATGGTCCCCTCTTCGGTGAACCGCTTGAGGTAGAGGCCGCTCTCGTAACCGTCTGACTTGTCGTCCACGATGGAGCGGAGAGTCCGCTTGAGAGTGTGGAAGATGGTGCCGGTAAAAACGTTCATTGGGGTATCTCCTCAGACTCCCAGGATTGCGTAGGGCGACTGCTGGAGCTTGTTGCCCGTGACCAGGAGCTTCACGTAGTTGCCCGCGAAGTCCTTGTTCTCTTGTGTCGGCGAGATGTCCTCGATGCGCCACTGCAGAGTGTTCGTAACCGCGTGCGTCGAGATATCGAGCCGGGTCGTGATTCTCGGGTCGCCAGCGTTCGATGTGTTCGCCGCGCAAACCATGTCGCAGTTCTCGCCGATGGCCGCCAGGTAGGTGGCCTCCGTCGTGAACGTCGTGGCGTCGTCGCAGTCCATCTCGAACACGTTGCCAGGGATAGGGATCGCCCAGACGTAGTTCAGGCGCTCGTAGTTCGTTGAATAAGCGCCCTGCCCAGACACGTGCCGGTCCCGAGGCTGCATGACCGAGCCGTCATACTCCGGGGAGAATCCCGCTATGACCCCGTACATGAGACTCTGGGTGCCTTCCGTGCCGATTGAGATCGTACCGTAGCCGGTGGACGCGATTTGAATCACATCCCCAGCGTGGAGGTTCACCCCAGTGCCGCCCACCGTGGGGGCGTACGCCGTAGCAAGCCGAACCCTCATCAGGGCAGGCGAGTTGGCGTCGCCGTTGACAGTCCGCACCCACCGAACGCCGTACTGAATATTGTTGTCAGTAGCCATCTTTCACTCCTCAGACCATCGGCCGCAAGGGCTCGACCTCGTGAATCACCTTGACGTACCCGCCATGGAGCCCGCGCATCAGGTCCTTCTGTGCGCCGCTCTTGTCGAGAATCTTGTCTTCGAGCTTGTCGGCCATGGCCCAGCCCGATTCCCCATCGTCCCCGTACTGATCGATCCAGTCCTTCGTCTCCTGGGCAATGCTCATCAGCACCGTGCCCCGGTACTCGATTGGCTCGCCAATCTTCACCGTTCGGAGAGAGAACCGCGGACCACCCTCTTCGTACCGCTCGATCGCGTACCCCATCCCCTCGTACTGACCGATCGCTTCCCCGTCTTTCGAGACCGCGACATAGTACATGTCGGGCCGACGATTCAGAAGCTTGTTCCCCGTGTTCGCGCCGTCATGCGTACGGCCGCGAGGGTCTTTGCGTCGTGCCTTGGTACCTGGGAGGGTCGCTGATGCCATGAAGCTCCGGGTCCAACGTGCTGCGGTCCGTTGCGACCTCCCCGGAGCTTTCAGGCAAACCAGGCGGGGACCCGGGTTACCGTTCAGACGCCTTGGCTGGCTGGCCTCGGCGCCGAATGCCCTAGTAATACATGTCTAGGGTTTGGTGTGCAACTTTTTTCTTGGGACTACTCGTCGCTCTGGGCTGCCTGCGACTTGTACCAGGCCTTGTATCGCTTGCCCTCGTCCTTGATGTGCCCGTAGGCCGCGTTGGCCATCTTCCGCATTTCCTTGGTCATTACGACCTGGCCCTCAGATTTCTCCCCGCCGCCTGAGCCTCCTCCCCTGGGGGAACCCTGGAGGCGCTCCCGCATCTGAGGGCTTGGAGTCTGCGGGACGCCGTTCTTGTACTTGCCCAGCCTGAACTGTCTCTCGGCAGCGTCCATGGACTTGTCGATGGTGTCCTGGGAGTAGGGTTGGGCTCCCGTGGCGACGAGTTGCTTTTGTACGCCATCGGCATACACGAGAGCTGCTTGATGCTGGGAAGCCTCGGGATACTTCTGGGTGATCTGGATCCGCAGGACATCCGCCTGCGTTTGCTGGGGATTGTGCTGCCCCAAGCCCTGAGCCCGAAGAGCCCGAGCGACGCCTATCTGGACGTTCCGCTGCTCCAGCTCCTCGGCCCTCGCCTCGAAGGCTTGCTGCTCCTCTGCTGAGATGGGCCTCCGGCCTGCCTCGGCATAGCGGTTCTGGTACTCCTGATTCAGGACCTTGCGCTCCCTAGCGAGAAGACCGGCGGCATGATCGATGGGGTCATTCGAGTATCCATGGCGAGGCTGGTTTTGCTGGGAGTACTGGACTGCCTGCTGCGCGTAGGTCGTGGCCTGCTGCGCCTGGAGGATGGCCTGGTCAGCTCTGGCTTTGAGTTCTTGATTCTCCCGCTCGAGACGGTCCTTGTCCTCACGGTTCATCCATGCGCGGTTCTTCCGCTTGTCTTCCCTCGTGGGGCCGGACGGGGTTGGGGCGTCGATCGGATCGTCGTCGTCATCGTCGGAGAGTTCGAGGACCGGGTCCTTGACTGGAGACTCTGGCTCTCCTTCGCCCTCTCCCTCGTCGACGAATGGGTTTCTCTTCTTGCTGGCTGCCATGTTCTTCCCTTTCAGTAGCTCTCGTCGACGAAAGGAACCGACGGGTTCCATGTGGCGCCCTGCTCATCCACGAACAGGTGCTGTTTGATGCTGGCGTCGTAGGTGACCCCGGCCTTACCGGACCGGACCGACTGCTGGAGGTCCTCGGAGGCGATGAGGTCTCCGTCCCGAAGGACGATGAGGTAGATCAGATTCCCCTCGTACGAGGCGATCGGAATCCTCCAAGGGGACAGGCGCACGAAGTTCACCAGGTGCCCCACGTCGAGGCCGTTGGACCGAAGGTTGTCGAGAGCCTGAAGACCGGCGGAGACGATTACTCCCCGCGGAGTCTCATCCCTCACCCGCTTGCTGGACGTCTCCGGCATCAGGATACTTGTCCCGGCGAAGGTGTTTTTGATCGTCTCCTTCTCCTGGTAGAGAGGGTCGACCTGCCAGAGAAGGATTCGATCGAACGCCGCATGCATCTCGAAGGCTTCGTCCGGGATATTGTATTGCTGCCTACGTAGCTCCAATTTGCCGGGGAGACCCAGCGCCCCGGGAGGGGACTGTCTCGCGGCGATTGCCTTTCCGATGCGCTCAGCGAGGGTCGTGGCCTCCGCCTCCCTCTCTACGGCCTCACTCTTCGTCATCGGACTCGGACTCGTCAGGCTCAGGCGCATCGGGTATCTCCTTCTCGGTCATCGTGAGGATTGTCGCGTTGAGGATGTCGTACTGGGCGCAGGCCCTCGCAACTTGAGCGTCGGTTGTACCACGAGCGCGGCCGATGAGCACAGCGAGAGCGGCGGCCTTCTCCACCTCGAGACCCGCCACGACATGAGCCGTTACCGGATGACCCAACCACTGGTCGAGAAGTTCGGAGTCTTGCGTCTTACTCATTAGGCCTGGAACTCCATGCCAGCGCCAGCTCTCTCGTTCGCTTGGTCGTCATCCGGTCCCCTGAGGGGGAGGGGCCGAAATCTCGCCACCTGGACCCTGTGGGTTGTTTCGTTGCTGCGGCGGACCCTGACTCTCTTGGCCTGGGTCGCCTGTGCCCTTAGCGTTTTGCTGTGGCGGACCACCGGGGAGCGGGGGCGGAGCGCCTCCTCCTGGGGGAACAGGCATGGGAGCCGCGCCGAAGGGGAACTGCGGGACAGGAGGCTCCGGCCCCAGGTAAGCCACCAGCTTCCGCTTGCCCCTTGCCTCTAGTGAGCCTTTCACTGCCTGATAGAAGAAGGGCTGGTCCTGCATCAAAGGCGGGAAGGCGGTGGTCATCTGTAGGATTTGGTCCGCCTCCGCTGTGCGCTCTGCGTTCCCGGAGAATTTCAGATCGGAACGAATCTCGACCTTGTAGTCTCGTTGATACATCTCCCGACCGACCTTCATCGGCATCATTGTGCCGAGCGCGTCTTTCGTGACCTCGAAGATTTCTTCGTCACGGAGGAAGACCGCGTTAAGGCGAGCGTTGTTACGTAGGATCGTCCGTACGAATTGCGCAAATCGTCGTCCGACCACCGTGAGCTGCTTTGTGGCCTGCTCGATACGGGTGGCGATTCCGCGATACGTTTCTCCGCTCTTGCCAGGATCTCCACTGAGCACATCTGGAGCTTGCGCAGCTGCCTGGCCGTTAGCCTGCATGAGCTGCATGATTTGGACGAGTTGCGGGTTCGCTGGCCCCGGATCGACGGGCATGATCGCATTCTTCAACTCCATCCCTGAGACGCCCTTGACCTTGTTGATTTTCCCCGGCGCCCAGGAGAATGGCCTATCGAAGTCCACCGTATCGGCGACGATGAATCCCTTCGCGTTCCCCAGGGTAGCCTGGTCGGTGAACTGAGAGAGGGCCGTGTTCGCCGCTCGGTTGTAGTCGGCGAGAACTCGTCCCACTCCAAGCCCAAGGGAACCCGTCATCGGCTCCATGCAGACCCCGTGCGCAAACATCAGGATGGGGCGCTTCTTCACGTCCTTGGGCTTGGCCGCTAAATCTTCCGGGTCTGAAAGCCACGCTGGCGGCGGCGGAGGGGGCGGCAACTCTGGGGGTACGGCCTCGTGCAGGCTCTGAACCATTGCCATCCCCTGCTCTGGACCAATCGCCCCCTGAGAGTGAAGTTGTGCAACCTGCTGGGCTCCTTGCTGGACAGGGCCCATGGCCTGGTCCCGCTGCATCTGCATCTGGGAGTACATGCCTTTCTGGGCGACATACTGGCCCATCTCGGCCTGCTGAGACTCAAAACGGATCCGGTCCTGCCAGTCCGCTTCCTCATGAATCGACAGAGACAGAATCTTCCGAGACTTCTTCTCCATGATCACCTGGACCCATCGATCCTTCGTCTGAAGCGGAAGCTCCATCCAGCCCTCGTGATGGAGAATCACGTATGGCGCGCCCTTGCACAGGTCATCCGGTAGCTCTTCGCCCTGAACCCTCGCCACGCCGTCTCGGATCGGATGGTCCGGCTCGTCCCCGAACCCGTCCCCCTCGCCCTCGAGAACCTCATCCACCCCCACCCATCGACCTTTCTGGGCCTGGAGCTGATGACGGTAGTATCGGAGCACCATCGTGTAGTGCGGGAGGTCTCCGTAGTCGGGCTTCGTCGAAACGAATGCGAACGGAGTCACGAACTCGTCTGCCGTAAGCATGTTGTGGCAGTTCAATTCCGTGAGCGGGTCCCAATAGCTCCAGCATGTGACGTCCCCCATCAGGAACATCAGGAGGCCGCGCTGCATCTGGCGCTCGAAGTCCGGGATTTGCTCTCGTATCTGCCAGTTTCCGTGGAGCGTGAGAATCTCCGAGACGTCCTCGCCTCCCTCCCCTACGGGAGGAACAGAGAAGACGTTTGCCCAGTCCCCGAAGAGTTCGCTTTCGATGCGGCAAGAAAGACGCATCATATTCTCGAGCATCACCGGCACGTGAGCGTTGGCTGCCCCCGCGAAGGGGAACGTCTTCTTCGGAAGGTCCCCAGCCAGGAGTTTACAGTTCTTGGCCCAGGTCTTCCTATAGCCAGCATTCCCCTCCCAGTCGGTATCGAACCGTTCCTCGACTAAGTCCGCTATCTTCTCGAGCTCCTGCTTCCCTTCAGCGCTCTCGTTGAATGCGTCCACCAGATTGGTCGCGTCCTCGTCGTACGGCTGCATCGCCTCTTCGTCGCCCATATCCTCCGGCGACAGGGTGATGATGGGATTTCCAGAAGGGTCGAGAGGGAGGGCAGAGTCGAGGACTGGGGCTAGCATGGGGGCATTGTACCGGAAACTCAGAGGAGGTCACCGTAGCCAGCACTCCCCCGGTCATCGTCGTCTCTTTCCTCATAATCCGAACGCTTGTTGCTCTTCATCGCCGGGATCCCCGCCCTTCCGTGCGAAGCGAAGGGCATCGCGTAGAGCACCATGTCGTGGGCGTGGTCCCATCCGCCGTCCTGAGGGACCTCCGGATCGCCTACCACACTCAGGATGGTCGGGAGGGTTTTGATACACTTGTCGCAGGTCGAGAAGAACACCACCCCAGGCTGGCTCGTCTTATTCTGGTGGTCTTTCAGTCTCCCGAGAAGTAGACCCGCGTTCCTCTTCCGGCTTGTCTTGTCTGCCGGGACCCAGTTCACCCCGACCTTCGCCATCTCCTGAGCCATGGTGACCGCCCCGGCCCCGCGTTTCTCCCAGAGCTGAGTGTCTGCTGGGCCCGTGATTCTGGACTGTGCCCCGTACCAGAGCTTCTCCGCTATCTCCCGGTCTCGGATCATCTTCGCGACCTCGGTAGCCGTCTTCCCTTTGAAGACCAGCTCGTACTCACAGAACAGATTTCCGTCGTAGTCCATCGCCCACCAACCCACGACTCCGGGAGACTTGAATCCCCAATCCATTGAGCGGAAGCGGAGCCAGTCGGAGGGAATCTTGAAGGGCTTGCAGGTGTGAACCTTCGGGTCCCACTCGTCCCCGTAGAAGCTTCCGTACTGCGCGTACCAATTCCCATGAATCAGAGCTTGCTGGACGTGAACGGGGAGGTCCCTGAGAGAAGCTTCGCATTGGCGAGCGAATTCCGGGTTGGGGTTGTCCGACAGTAGAGCCGGGAGATAGCAACGGGTTCGACGGACGACGGAGCCATCGTTGAGTTTCACCTCGCGGTAGAGAGTTACCTTCCCTTGTGGGGCTGGGTCGACGAATTCCTTCCGCACCCAGAGCGGATCATCCACCGAGACATTGTCCATCTGGTCGCGTGAGAGGACCGGGTTCGTCATGGAACGAACCTTCAGCATGTTCTTCAGAACCGGATCATCAGACCGACAACGAGAAGCGATGTTGTCGTACTGAACTTTGTTGAACTGCACGAGTTCATCGAAGGCGATGTGCGTGTACTGGCTGGAGAAGTAATCTTCCCAGGAGTTCGGGTCCTTGCAATGACCGAACTGATACCGGTACCCGGAGGAGAAGAGCCACGTGTGCGTTTGGGCATTGAACGATGCTTTCGGATCCATTCGCGGAAAGATTCTCGCGGCCCTGACAATGGTCTGCTCCACCTGCGGCATCGTCCGGCGAAGATGGAGAGCCCAGCCCGTCGAGTTCTTCGGGCCGATGTAGTGCGGGTGACGAGGGTTCTCGGTCCTCTCCTGCTCCATCACCATCTGGGCCAACGGATCCATGATGAGGCACTGGGTTTTGCCTGGCCCAGCGGCTCCTCCGCCCATCGCGTGGTCGTGGTCGAGCGAGTGATACAGCTCCCCCCACTTCGACGGGCGATAGAGCGGAGCCAAGACAGCGGTCACTTAGCGTACCTCTCCAGGGACGCAGTCAGATACTGAGCGGCAGCGATGAGCCGACCGGGTTCGTCGGACATGAGCCCGATAGCGAAGTTGCACTGGCTACAGAGAAGGCCTCGCACTCTTC